GGCAGGACCGAGAAACGCCACCTGAACTTGCCGCTGCGCCCCGCGCGGCTCGCGCATACTCGCCCCGAAACGAAAGCCAAGCCCGCCTGGACGCCCAAGGACATCAAGCCCGCCGCGCCCCAGCCGCCACAGCCGCCGATCCCGTCCGTGCATCTCAGCACCATCACCGGCTGCATCATCACCGGCCCGGACCCGATCGAGCCGGAGCCCTTGCCTCCCCCGGAGGCGATCACATCCGGCACGATCACCACCCTGGAGATCACCGCCCGCAATTGCTGCTGGCCGGTCAATGACGGCGCGCCGGAGTGGCTGTTCTGCGGGAAGCCGAGACATCCCCGGAGCGGGACGCGTGATCGCGGTTACTGCCAGACGCATTGGGCGAGAAGCGTTTCATCGGGGATGGGAAGGCTGAAGCCTATCCGGCTGCCGGCGGAGGCGTAGCGATGATCGACGGCATCGAATGCGCATTCCCCGCCACTCTCACCCAGGACGCGGAAGTCAAGACCACATCCGCCGGCCGCCCGTTCCTGAAACTCTCCGTCGTCACCGGCAAGGATGAGAAGCAGCAATATCTCTCCGTCCTGGCATGGCGGGACACGTTTACGGAGCTGGCTGAAGCCCTGGTGAAGGGCACGCGGGTTTATGTCGAGGGACGCCTTGAGCTTCGCCACTGGAACGGGGGCAGCGGGCTGTCCGTCTCGGCATCCATCATTCAGCCGCTTGGCCTCATCGGGGCGAAAAAGCCCAAGGCACCGCGCGCCGGCAAGAAGGCTAAGGCCGACCCGCAAGCGCCCATTGAGGTTCCCTTTTCCGATCCGCTGCCGTTTTGAAGGAGCAAGTATGACCACCGACATAAACGCCATCCTTGCAAAACGCGGCGAACGCTATGGCGTGTTCAGAGATCACGCCACCATTAGCCAAGCGCTGAAAGACGTGATGCGAGGCAGGTTCCCCGATGTCGGCCTTCTCGGCAATGAGGTCGAATTGCGGAAATCGCTCGGCGAGGCATTCGAGCTAAGGCTCGATGCCGATCAGATCGAAGCTCTCGACATGATCGCCCACAAGATCGCCCGCATTCTGAACGGCGACCCGAACTACGCCGATAGCTGGGACGATATCGCGGGCTACGCAAAGCTCGTCGGCGACCGCCTCAAGGGCGTGACGCGGTAATTTCTACCCCAAGTCTCACAGGTGCTCCCATGACAGACACAGCGCAATTGCGAGCACCCGACCGCCCCGCCGAGGATGACGAGCCCTACCGCCAGAGCATGCTCGCCGCCTTGCGCGTCGCCAGTGGGGAGGACTGATGACCTTTGTCGCCGAGATAAGCACGCCCGCTTTCCGCGCTACGGTGGATGAACCGCCGAGTATGGAGGATTTCTCGGCGGCGGAACGGGCCATGCATGACGCCATGGCGCGCCTGCGCAAGGCGAGCATCGACCATGCCCGGCATACGGTGGAGCGGGAGTATTTCGCCCTCGACGCCCTCATCCAGCGCGGGCTGCTGAACTATCCGCAGGTGTACGGCCAGTTCCTCGCCGCGACGACGGACAAGCCCGCGCATCGCGCCGAGGTCGAGAAGTTTCTGCCGCCGCCTTTCGTGCCGCCAGCGATCATCGATCCGCGCGATTTTCGCGCCGTCGAGGCCCCGCCGCGCAAATGGCTGGTGCCCGGCTGGATTCCCGCGAATGACTGCACGATGATCGGCGCCGATGGGGGCACGGGCAAGACCACCATCGGCGTGCAGCTCAATTTCGCCATGGAGACGCAAGGGCTGTGGTTGGGGCTGCCTGTCGAGGCCGGACCATCGATCTATTGCACGGCGGAAGAGCCGCGCGACGAGATGCATTTCCGCTATCGCGCCGCCGCCGCGATCTCCTGCAACAGGCCGGTATATCCCTTCGACATCATCTCCTTCGCCGACTACGAAGACGCCGCGCTGATCGAGATCGTTGATGGCAAGCCGCAGGCAACCGAGCTGCTGCACTGGCTGGAATGGCGAGCGCGCGAAATCCGGGCCAAGCTGATCGTGCTCGACGCCATCGCCGATTTCTGCGCCATCAACGAGGTTGATCGCTCCCAGGTGCGCCGCGCCGTCGCAATCTTTCGCGGCATGGCCATCCGGCTGAATTGCGCCGTCATCCTGATGGCGCACCCGTCCGTGGACGGCATCAAGACCGGCCGGGGCTATAGCGGCTCCACGCATTGGAACAACGCTGTCCGCTCGCGGATGTATTTCCAGATGCCGGTCAGCGAGAGCAAGGAAGAAAACATCGATCCTGACGTTCGCATTCTGTCGCTGGAAAAGGCCAATCGCGCGCGTAAGGGGCAGAGCATCAATTTGCGCTGGAAGGACGGGGTTTTCGTCGTTGACGGTTTTGCGCAATCCATGGGCATCGGCTCGGCGTTAGCTGCCCGCAACACCTTCCTTCGGCTGCTCGCCTTCCACCAAAAGCACAAGATCAATGTCAGCCCGAACAAGGGGCCAACCTACGCCCCGGCGATCTTCGAAAAGCACAAATTGGCCGCCGGGATTAAGAGCGCCACGCTGAAATACGCGATGGACGATCTGCTGCAATCCGGGGCCATCCGAAGCGTCGAATTCGGACGCGCCGGGAAGCAGAGAACACGCCTGATCATCGCTGACGGAATCGACACTGGCGAGGTTGCAGATGTGTGATTTTTGCAACGAATTTACAACCTACGATACTGCCCAACTGCCGCCCAACCGGAATTTTACCCGCCCAACCGCCGCCCAACCGGCCCAAAAAGCCGCCCAACTGAAAGCGGAATGGGGCAAAACGGCCAGAAAAGCCGCCCAACCGGCATCAAAAAAAGTGGTGCCCAACCCCCCCCTATACCCCCCCTGGCAGTTGGGCACTGCCGGGCGCTGCCTAAGGGCGCGCCGGCAGGCCCACTGCTGAAGGACAACAAGAACCGCGAACGGAGATGCCCATGACCAAGCCCAAACCCACGCCGCTGACCATCCTCGAAGCCGCCGCCGACGCCATGGCGGATGGCTGCTGCCAGATATTTCAGGATGGGGAATGCTGCATGAGCGGCCGCGCCCGCGAGGTGTTCACCGCGATCAACCGCGTGGGCGGGCCATCGCTGGAGGAATGCGAGGCGATTGCGCGGGGCGAGGTGAAGCTTATGCCCGTTCGGGCGAGGACAGCAATGGAGCGCCCATGACCATCACCCTCACCCGCCGCACCATCGTGGACAACATCGGCACCGCGAACCACCCCGTGCCCCGGCATCGCATCGCCACCCCGCTCACCCCGCGCGCCGTGCGCCAGCAGATGCTGGCCGCGCCCGAATGGCTGGATGGCGAGAAAGCCGCTGAATGGCTGGAGGAACGCCGCCATGAGCTTGCGGGAATGCTTACCCCGCTCGATCTGTTGCTGACCGACGAGGAAGCCTGGGCGCTGGAGCGCTACATCGCCAATGAGGAATTGCTGGCCGGCAATGCGCGGGGATCGAACTGGACCGGCGAGCGTGTGCAGACATCGACGGCGCATATCGCGCCGCTGCATGACAACGAGCTGGATGCGCTGGAAGGCCACACCGCCTTCCGCCGCCGCCTTGGCCAGACCGCGCGCGGCGTCCTGCTCATCTTCTTTGCCCAGCAGACGGCGATGGATGGTGCGCCCGATGAGAGGCAGGCCGCGAGCCTTCTCGGCATGATCGGCGGGCGCAAGGGTGGCAATTGGTGGCGTGCCGTGCAGCACTGCGCAGCCGGCCTTGTTGCGATGGGCTATTGACAAATGGGCGCGTTTCAAATTATGGCTGAAATTGGCGCCCGAATTGCGACTACCTCGCAAGCGGGCTTTTTTCATGGCCGAACCCGCTACGCCGTCTGTTGAAAACCGCGACTGTCCGGAGGTGGGGCTTTCGCATGCCCGGCCGGTTCCGTTCGAGAGGGTTGCAAAACATGGCGAACTTGCTTTTGACATTTAACGGAAGGAACGGAACCGGCGGCATCGGTGTCAACGGCGTGCAGGCTGGCGACCGCCTTGTGAGTGTCTACGAAATCACAAACCCAGGGACGAACTCGCTGAGCCTGTTTGGCGGCTTTGCCCCTTCCGTTTCGACGATCTACCAGTCCTCATCCGCAGACCTTAGCGCACTGGACTATGTAGCACTTATCGAGCGGGACGACGCCTAATGCCCAATCTTCCCATGATGGTGGCAACCCGTGCCACCGTCACGACAGTCGCGAGCAGCACGAACAGTGCCACCCTCTTGGCTGCCAATGGCAGCCGCATCGGCGCGGTCATCTCCAACAGCGACGCTAATCCGCTCTTTATCCGCATCGGCGGCGGAACTGCTTCGGCAAGCGATTTCAGCGTCGTTATCCCGACGAACAGCACTTACACGGTTCCGTTCGCCTATAACGGTGCTATTTCCGGCATTTGGGGAACTGACGGCGCTGGCCACGCTGGCATCACTGAGTACACAGCCTGATGACAGCCGCGCCGTACGCGAACTTGATGCAGGACCGGCCGCGCCGGTCTAGATGTAGATGGAAGTAGACGAGGATGGCGGCTGGAAAGAAAACCGGCGGCAGACAAAAGGGCGTTCCCAATAAGGTAACAGCGGCCCGGCGGCAAGAACTCACGGAATCAGGACTTACGCCGCTGGGTTATATGCTGTCACTGCTGCGCGATGAACAGCAATCGCCAGACATGCGCTTCGAGGCTGCTAAGGCGGCCGCGCCCTATGTTCATCCCAGGCTTGCCACCGTCCAGGTCTCTGGCGACCAAGACAACCCCATTCAGCTTCAGGTTGGCGTCGGATGGATGACAAAGGAGCAGGCGAAGGCGCGTGGCTGGGCATAGGCCAATATTGGCCACGGGAGCCGTTTCGCAAATTCCACGTCAGGACGCAGCGCTGGGCGGCGATGGCCTGCCACAGGCGGGCGGGCAAGACGGTGGGCTGCGTTGCCGATCTCGTGCTGGAGGCCAAATACACCAAGCTGCAAGATGCCCGCTATGGCTATGTCGCGCCACTGTTCAACCAGGCCAAGGACATCGCCTGGCCTTATGTGAAGCGCCTGACATCGGACATTCCCGGCGTCACCCTGAATGAAAGCGAGCTGAGGGCGGATTTTCCCAGCGGTTCGCGCGTTCGCATTTACGGCGCGGATAATCCCGACCGGCTCCGTGGCGGCTATTTCGATGGCGTCGTGCTGGACGAATATGCCGACATGCGGCCAAGCGTCTGGGGTGAGGTTATCCGGCCCATGCTCATGGATCGCAAGGGCTGGGCCGCGTTCATTGGCACGCCGAAGGGCCGCAACGAGTTCTTCCGCATCTGCGAGCGCGCCAAGCATGATCCGGAATGGTTCATGCTGCTGCTGCGCGCCTCGGAAAGCGGGTTTATCTCGGCTGACGAGATCGAGGACGCCCGCAAGGAGCTGACGCCGGAGCAGTTCGAGCAGGAGCTTGAATGCTCATTCGAGGCGGCCATCCTCGGTGCTTACTGGGGCAAGGAACTGGCGGCGGCCGACCGTGAGGGCCGGATAGGCGATGTCCCGCACGACCCCTTGTTGCCAACGCATACGGCATGGGACCTTGGGATTGGCGACAGCACAGCCATCTGGTTCTTTCAGGTGGTGGGCAATGAAGTCCGGATCATCGACCACTACGAGAACCATGGGCAGCCCCTATCGCATTACGCCAGCGTTCTGGCGGCGCGCGGATATCGCTATGGCGATCACTGGCTGCCTCATGACGCCAAGGTCAAGGAACTCGGCACGGGACGCACGCGCGTGGAAACGCTGATGGCGCTGAACATCAAGCCGCGCATCGTCCCTGATGCCAAAATCATGGATGGCATCAACGCGGTGCGGCTCGCTCTGCCGTTGATGTGGTTCGACAAGTTCAAATGCGCCGATGGCCTGGAAGCGCTGCGGCAGTACCAAAAAGATTACGACGAGAAAATGCGGGATTTCAAGGATACGCCACGGCACGACTGGGCCTCGCATAGCGCCGACGCGATGCGCTACCTCGCTATCGCCTACCGTGAGATCAAGGCCCCGGTGGAGAAACCCAAGCCCGACCCGACCAAGCCGCCAACGCTGGGCGCGCTGGCGGCGCGGCATAAGCAATCGAGAGCGCGAGCGAACAGGATATGAGCGCCATCGAGGAACTGTACGACATTATGTCGGCGAAGCCGAAAGAATGGTGGCTAGGCAACCAGCCGTTGGCCGTGCCGGACGAACTTTTCACGCGGGTCTGGCGCGAAATTGAGAACAGCGGACGCATCGTGACTTGCGGCGACCCGACCCTTAACATTCCGAACCTGCTATTCCACGGCAAAATAGTGACCCCCGCGTGACCCAGGAAATCAGCCAAGAGCGGGATGCCGTGCCCACAGAGCCGGAAAAGCATTCGTGCGGCTGCGATCCCGTCTCCGCGATGATTTCGTACCTGCGCCCGGATACGACGGTTCGCGTTGAGTTCGTTGGCTGTCGGAAGCATTGCGCGGAATTCTGGAATGCGATGTCTGCGCCGCTGCGCGAGACCGCAATCATAAAGTCTCTCGCGTGACCCAGGAACTCACCGAGAGCGAGGCCAAAGCCCAGGGCGAGCCGCCAAAATCCGCGCGCTACTGGCACAACCAGATTGACGCCTCTCTCAAGCGCGAGGACAAATGGCGCAAGCGCGCCGATGCGGTCGTCTGCCGCTACATGGACGAGCGCGAGCGCGATGAGGGCGATGTCGAGCGCCGGATCAACATCTTGTGGTCCAACACCGAGGTGCTGAAATCCGTCCTGTTCGATGAACTGGGCAGCCCCGATGTTCGCCGGACCTTCCCGCAGCCGGGCAAGCTCAACAAGATCGCCCGCACCTCGGCCCTCGTCCTGGAGCGCGCGCTCGTTGCCTGCGCCAATCGCTATGATGTGGCCGGCGAGGTCGAAGACAGCGTCACCGATTACCTGCTCGCCGGGCGTGGCCAGGGCTGGATCGAATATGACGCCGAGATCATCGAACAGGACGGGCAGCAATCCGTCGGTTACCAGGAAGTCAAAATTTGCCATGTCCCCTGGGATGACTGGACGCACGGGCCGGGCAAGAAATGGCAACAGGTGCCCTGGGTTGCCCGGATGCACCTGTTCACCCGCGACGACTTCAAGGCGCAGTTCCCCGAGATTGACCTCGACCGCCAGAAGGTGCCGTTCAACTTCACCTTGAAGGAGGGCGAGAAGCGCACCGATGAGGACGGCGCGGGCGACTTCAAGCGGGCCAAGCTGTGGGAAATCTGGGACAAGGTCTCGCGCACCCGCATCTATGTCGCCGATGGCTACGACTGGGAAATCGAGCGCATCGAGGACCCGTATCGCCTCGAAGGCTTCTTCCCTTGTCCCAAGCCGCTTTACGGGGTGAAGACGCCCGATCGGCTCATCCCGCAGCCGGAATACTGCCAGTATCAGGACCAGGCCGCCGAGCTGGACCGGATCAACCAGCGGATTTACGTGCTGGTGGAGGACCTAAAATATTGCGGCGTCTATGACGGGTCCGCGGAGGAAGACACGCTCAGCGGTCTCGGCCGGCTCAGCGATGGCCAGTTCCTGCCATACAAGAACTTCGCCGCGCTCAGCCAGGGCGGTGGGTTAGCCGCCGCCTTCCAGGTCCGCGACCTCGCACCGATCGCCGCCGCCATCCAGCAGCTCGCCCAGCGCGCCATCAGCCTGATTCAGTCCATCTACGAGATCACCGGCATATCGGATGTGATCCGCGGCGCGACCGACCCGAACGAAACCCTTGGCGCTCAGCAGCTGAAAGCCCGCTTCGGCAGCCAGCGCATGCAGAAGCGCCAGAAGGAAGTGCAGACCTTCGTCCGCGATCTCTACAAGATGAAAGCCGAGATCATCGCCGAGCATTTTTCCCGCGAGCAGTTGCAGCAGATGACAGGGATTTTGCTCCCCTCCGAGGCCGAGCGCGCCCAGGCGCAGCAGAGGCTGGCGATGACGGAGAAGATGAAGCAGATGCAGCAGATGCAGGCACAGCAGCCGGGGCCGCCCGCCAATATGCCACCCGGCGGACCGGGAATGCAGCCAGGCATGCCCCCGATGCCGATGCCCCCGCCCACCGCGCCCATGGGGCATAATGGCGGGTCGCCGATGGATCAGGGACAGGAGATGGTGGCGTGACAGGCCGAAGCCATGAGCGCGGCTATCGCGGCGTCCGTGAGGAGACGGGCGAGCCATTCCACGCCAACGTTGTGTTCCCCCCCGGAACGCGCGTTATCAATCGGGGAGAGCGTCACGCCATGACAGTGCTTGAAATCAACGACGATGACAGGCTTTGCGAGCTGACCGATGACGA